TAACCACCTACATACTTGGGTGTCTCAAAAAAAAGTTGTTCCATTTCTTTTTCAAAATCTACCTCTGAATCTATTTTAATCATCTCTCTTTGGTGTTAAAGGTTACCTCATACTTTTCTTCAAGTGAGGCGCAGAAATCTTCTGCGTTCATTCCTTTATTGGATGTGTCCCACTCTTTCTGCCAAGTTCTAAACTCGTTTAGTAATTGTTCTATTGCTTTCATTTTTGTTTTGTTTTAAAGGTTATCGTTATTCGGTGTAAAATGAATGGTAAGGTTTACAAGTTGGTTATCATCTTGTCTTGTCCAACTGATTGCCTCTACACTACATAGATTTACACCCATATAGTTAGGGATTGTTTCAATAGGTAGTGGGCAATCTGCTCCGTCAATGATTTCTTGGATTGTTTTAATTTCTGTTTTCATTTCTATTTTTTTTTAAAGGTTATGTTCAAATTTCTCTTTACCACAAACACCACATACAGTAGCGCTTGTTGTGTTCACTGTTGGAAAGAACGGACACTCTTTTGTTTTAAGCAATTCAAGAATGTACTCTGCTTCCGCATATTCAAGAAGTACTCCTTGTTCAAATGTCCAAGATGCTTCTTGGTTTAACTCTCCACGAGATTTAGCAAATTCTAAACTCTCCTTAATCTCTTTAATTAATTTCTCTTTCATTTCATTTTAGTGTTATTAATTTCTCTAATTTCTCTATAGATACCGATAAGTACAAAGTATAATGGTGCAAGTGCTAACCATAATTTAAATAAACTCATTTCTCTTTTGTTTTAAAGGTTTCTATTTTACAATCTGGATAGGTGCAGTTGTTGTTTAATCTGCAACTCTCACCTTCTATTTTGATGTGCTTACACTTTTCTAATTTCTCAAGCGTGTCCTTTAGAATCACATTCCAAGACCATTTGTCCTTGTCAGCGTTCCAAAGTTTATCGTACATCTCCAGTAGTATTTCTCTTTGTGTCATCTCTCTTTGGTGTTAAAGGTGTCAAGCATCTTGTGTCACAAATATTTGCTAAATTTGTGACAGAAGGTGTTAAGCATCTTGTGCAGTTTACTTGACATAGTGTTCTATTAAAGACACAAGACCCTATTGTTCTGTATCATTGTAAGGTTTTACAATTGGGGTAAGTGCAGTTGTTGTTTAGTCTGCAACTCTCACCCTCTCTTTTGATATGCTTACACTTTTCTAACTTCTCAAGCGTGTCTTTTAGAATGACATTCCAAGCCCACTTGTCCTTGTCAGCGTTCCAAAGTTTCTCGTACATCTCAAGTAGTATCTCTCTATTACTCATCTTCTCTTGCTTCTTGAATTACAACCTTAAGCTGAGCTAACTCATTTAAATCCATATCCATAATCATCTCAATGTTAGATTGTATATGAGTAAACAATTCTTCATTGATGTCATCGAGATTGCGAATCGGTCCGAATATTAATTTCTCTATTGAGTTTTCTAATGCCTTGATCTGTTGCTTTACCTTTTGTTTGTAAAGTAATGTACCCTTGAGTGTATCCATCTGTTCTAGCACAGCTTGAAACAATGCTGTCAATTTAACTGCATCTTTAAATGCTTGCGGAGTCTCATTCATTTTTCGTAAGGATTAACATCAACGTCTTCTACAACTATTCTAATATCACAGAAAGTTCCTTTGTCTATCAAAGTTTTTCTGTACTCTCTAGCTTTGTTTAGTGTGTTGAAATAACAGGAGACGATAAACATACCCTTCTCTTTAACCTTCGATTCAACTCTGTAAATGTGTTCTCTTTTCATAATAAATTCTTTAGCCTTAGGCATTCAGCGTTGAGGTATTGCTCACGCTTTCTGCTAATTTTTAAATGTTTCTTAAGTATACTGATGTCCTTAGTGAGTGCAGCAATCTTTACATCATAAGACTCTTTCTGCTTCTCCATCTTAGTCTTATACAGCTTTACCATTGCACTATTAAATGCAGTAGCGTCTATACGCTCTATTCTTTTCTCAAGAAGATTATCAACTCCCTTGTTGTATTCCATCATCTTCTCAGACATATCCTCAGCAATAGTATCGTAAATACCTCTGTAGGTTTTGTCGTATAGGTAATTAGAAGAGTGGTTTCTTACAGCGTGTAAAACAGTAGCGTGATTCTTATTTATGATCTTACCTACAACAGCAAGAGATAAGGAACTGTATTCTCTACAGCATACAGAAAAAGCGTGTTTGTATATAATGTTTCTACGCTCTCTGTTGTCCTGTATATTATGTACTTGACAAATTGAATCCCAATAATCTTTGAGCATCAGCTCTTGGTCTACAGCAATCAATGTATTCTCTCTAGTCATCTAATGAATCTTTAATAAGTCTACCAATCTTTTCCGGATCGATTTGTTGTATTCTACGTAGCTTTTGTCTTTCAGCTACTTTAGCCTTTTCATATTCAGACTTAGTGCAATCTGTACCTAAGTTTTGAAATAGCTTTGCATTCTGCTCTAATACGCAGTCTATGATTTGTTTGTGGTTTGGATTATCGTGATAAGCCATATCTATTTATATTGGTTATCAACAAATATAAAAGAAGCGGTTAATATATCCAAATTAATACGATGATGAAATACTAATTTTCTAATGATATATTACCGCCTCTTTGCCTTTACACACCTTAACTGATGAATGAATAACCCAGTAGGAAGGGCAAGGGACTCAGATTTAACCTGATGATAGTGGACAAGGCAGGTGTGCCGTCATTCCCCAAGGCTTCGGAGAATTTGTTTAGTCCCTTTTTAGTATCTAAGTAAGCGTAGTCTACGCTCGTATTTCTTAATTAGTTTAGTGGAAGCGGTTATCTTTTGATTAGCCCGCTTATTAATATCACCATTATTCTTTAGGCATACGTTAATAATATCCCATCTTAATTCAGCGATGTACCTATCTACGTACATCTTATGCTTACGCACTCTAAGTAGTTTCATAGTTATCTTTCTTTGATCAACTTGATAGCATCATTCATAACATTATCTATGAATGTATCGTGTATACTATCTTCTGTTATGTTCTCGCCTATAGCACTAGCATAGGCATCGGAAGCCTGGAACTTACCGATGACATATGCTAAGTATATCTTTGCATTTACAGCATCAGCATCATCAACACCCATAGTCTTGATGATATCAAATATCTCATCACGTGAGAATTCTTCATTAGAGGTGATACCTAGCATCAACTCACTATACAATCTTCTGAAGTCTTTGATTACCTCAGCACTTGCACCTTCATCTAATAGGCGCTCAAGCCATCTGTTACAATCACTCATACATTCTTTTTAAATAAATTCTTGAAGGGTAGTATCCAAACATTCGTCTATACTTCTTGTCAAGTAAGACCTTTGTCTGGTATCCATTGTGTACATATACAGCACCACCTTTTACAGTAGCCACATACTTCATACAATCAGAGCCATCGAAAGGCTCATTAGAGAATCGGTAATGTACTATACCGACTCCCTTTACATCTGATCTAATTACAAGAACTAACCCATCATCGGCTAACCTTTGTGAATCAGTCCAATTCTCATACACCTCTTGATGAGTAATGAGATAGCTAACTAATGGTCTCTTGAACCATAACTTTAACCGTTTTAAAAACATAAACAGTAAGATTTAATTGAATATAATACGCCCTAATTGGATAACGAGGGAGGGGGCTGTTGGATGCCCCTCCACTCTGAGCATACAGATAAGTCCGAAGTTAGGGTCTATATCCGACATTATCAAGTCAAGTTATTTACAAACCAACTCCTCATACTTGATTACCGAATCCGCTTGCTTAATCATCTGCTTTACAGCGAATTGCATATAGCCTCTTTTAGCTTTACTTAACTGTTCTTGCAGGTAGTTATCAACATAAGCCTTTACTTCTTCTTTAGTCTTCCAGCCTTTTTTCTCGTACTTGAAGTACATAGCTAGTAGTTCTGTTTCCGGTGTGCTAAATCTTTTTGTAGCCATAATTATTTAATTTAAGTTGTTGTAGTTAAAGTATTACTTTAAGTGTGGAACTAATTGTTTCACGTTAGTGTGATTCCATATAAGAAAAAGAATCGTTTAGCAACCAAAGGACTTGCTCCCTTGCTTCTTTCTCTGTTTCTCCATATAGATTTATAGCAGACATATGCTCTCCAATCTCACAGCTAACCCAGTAATTCATTGCCTCGCTTGACAGATTTACTCGGTACATATAACCATCTTCTTGCCAGCCCTCTTTGGGTCCGTAAAATTCAATACCCTCACGATGGACTAGCGGATGCTTTAATGCTTCATCTAATGTTGTTACTTTTTTATAGGATTTAAAATGATCCCCTTCTTTGTACTGATCTTTGTAAATTGATGACATAATTAATTCCATTTATTATTAAACTTTCTAGAATAAGACTGATACTCTTCGTATGAGTCATTAGACTGCGCCTCCATTTCCTTATCTGATGTATCACGTAGATAGTCAGCTAACTCATCGAGCCACACAGCTTGTTTGTGTTCTAATGTAGCTTTGTCTCTGTAGTAACAAAGTATTGCGATTAACTTTTCTTTTGGATAATCAGACCACATCTCTATAGCTGCATTTAGGTCTGCGTTGTTTTTGAATTGGTACATAGTTATTTAATTTAATTTCTTAGCAATATGAAAGTTTCTGTGTATATCAATAGGTACTTCATAAGCATCCCCTGTCTTGGGGTCTTCCCATATCTCTACCTCACCACCGTATTGTACTTCTACAAATTCAAGGTGGTCATAAGGTCCGCCACCTAATTCTTTTGTATTTAATCTTTCTATCTCTTTGGTCAACATCATACGATCATACTCATCTAGCATTCGTAGGTTAATCCATATCTGCTCTAGAGCCTTAGCTTTCTTTAGGCTATGCTCTCGCAGTTGCTCATCTGTATATTTAGTCTTCATTACTAATGTTCTAAGATTTTAATATCCTTATTTCCTTTACCTAACTCACCACTACACAAGCCACAGCTTGCACAGTTTGATTTGAATCCTGCCTCAGCACTGGCTGGACAAGTAACCGCTTTCTCAGTACCAGTAGTACTAGCAATGAATGAGCGGTAGTTCTTTAGCTTAGCCCTGTAGGTTTCCTCCTTGTTGTGAGTGCTAGCCATAAAGTATTTACTATACGGCAAAGCCCACACCTTCTTCCATTGATGAGTGTAACCTGTCCAAGACTTAGAAGCGTAAGCCATATTCTTTACTAAGCTATAGTTCAGTAGACTTGGCTCACCATAAGTACCGAACCTTACATAAGTATCTTTACACATAGCTACTACATCGAGAAACTTATCAGCATCAAGCGGTGTAAGGTCAGAGAACTTAATAGATCTAAGCATACTAAGGAAGCCTACATACTGATTGAACTTATGAGTATAACACCCACCCTTGCCTTGATTACCAGAGTAAGGGCAGTCCATACAATTAGTACCATCCATAGCAAAGAACTTCTTCATACCGAATCCCTTACTAGTAGTAGCTAGTAACCATTGGTCTTTACTGAAAGTGTAGGTCTGAACTAAATCAGACCCATCACTTATCTTCTTGTTACTTGTTTTACCCTTGCGAACAACAAACACATTGTCATCCTCAAGCCATACTATCCTGTTCATCAGTTAGTCTTATGTTATATATGTTAGCTACTTTCTTACAGAGTATCTCAGTATAATGTCTCTTATCTGAGGTCATCTCTATTGTCATACCCATAGACCATAGGTACTGTAATGCATCTAAGCATTCTTTCTTTGTTACTTGATTAATCATTACTTATTGATATTTAATTTAGCACTTACCATTACCTCAAGGCTATCAGCGAACTGCTGAATAGCTGTGTCAATCATAGACTGAACAGCATCAGTACTAATGTTACCGACACCTTGGTTCTCTACTTCTTCAGATACTAATTGATGCATACCATCTCGGTCAGCTATCTTATCAGCTACTATTCTAGCAAACTCGTTCATCTTCTCACCTTCAAAGTATCTCTCTAAAGAGTTAGCTATGTTATCATCTAGTTCAATACAAGCTGCGATATCATTGTCATCAATATGTCTAGCAACCTCATCAACTTCAATCTGACTAGCTAAATCATAGATGTCTATGTAACTAGCAATAGCGCAATAGTCTACTTCTCTAGCAATATCATCAGTATCAAATTCTTCAGCGATATCACCAGCGTTAATACCTAGCTTATGGTATTCCATCCTATGTTCTAACTCTCTGTAGTCAATACAAGAACTGATTTCATCAGACCAATCTTTATTATATAGGTCATTAGATAAGTTATCTACCTTGTTGATTAGGTAGGCATTCTCTTGTTGGATTTTGTCAAGACCCAAGAACTTGATAATTAACTGTTTCATCACACTTATTTATTTAAATTAAAATACGTTGGTTCACTTTCTATTTCGTTTAACTCTATTACATTACCATCACTCATCTCAGCATAGTAATACTCGGCAACATCCCCTTCGGGATCCCACTCTGTATAGTACACATAGTCAGTTTGATATGCTATAGTTAATAGGTTCATATCTGTTTCTTTATTTATCTTAGACCTATCAACAGCTTCTTTAAACTCATCCCATCTATCCGGGTCTTGTAAATCATCTGCAAAAAAATCATCTACATCAAGTAGTATGTTATCTCTATCTCTACGACACTCAAACAAAGTGTCTACTAGGTACTTGGTATAGAAAGCACCATCACCCCATACCCAGCCTCTATCCATACCTTCATTAGTGATATCACATTTCCTAGCCCACTTACGAACTATGTCTTTCTCTGTATAAATCTTTTTCATAATACATTTAAATAAAAAGCCCCACCCCCGAAGGGGCGGGACTCCAACCAAAACCAAGTTACCGAGTTAGATTAAGATGCCCTCGGTATTAGCATCAACAAATTTCATAATCTCAGCATAAGCTGTATTACTTAGCTTGAAACCACCACCATTCATCAAGTAGTTATTCTTAGCATCTTCACTACTGAAGTTCTGCTCGTGGTTAGTATATCTAGTAACTGCATTGAACAGCGACCACATAGTCTTGCCGTGAGTATTAATCTCAGTGATGAGGTTATTACTAAATGTCTCTACTTGATTACGCTTACGAGTACTGATGTCGTCTTGGTTAGCATCTAATCCAATACTAAACATAGCACGAACCGTTCTATCAATAGCCTCATCTTTGATATCAGTAGACTGCATAGCTTTAAATGTCTCAATCAGTTTCATCTCGTTAGCTAATGTCATCTTGATCTGCTTAACATTATCTTGGATGTTGCTGTCAGCGTTGATAGTATGGCGGTATCTATTACTACCTTTACTAGCAGCGTGGAATGTATTACTACAAGCAATAACCATATTAGAATACCCTAATGTAATAGCACTAGTACCATCGTGGCTGTTAGTAGTAGTAAGCCAACGCTTGATACCACTATTACCTACAACATCGTCCGGCAATGAAGCCTGTAAGAATATCTTCTTACCATCACTAAGAGTACCGCCTCTATTAACATCAAGACCTACCTCGTTGGTAATGTCAACCATATTAGATACTAGTTGGTGGTTCTGATACGGCTCGTATCTTTTACCTACAGTACCTAACCAATTATCTGTATCATTACGGAAGATACCGTAAGACTCAGTAGTTAAACCATCGACTGATACAAGTTCTTTCTTGTTAACAGTCCAATTCAATCCCGTTGCTTCCAACACTTGGAAGACTTTTTCCTGCTTAGTCATAACAATATATTTACAGGGTTAATAAAAAGCCCCACCATTTTGGTAGGGCTATCAGTTAATTACAATAAACTTCTTTCACCATTGTCGGAAAAGGAATAGTAATCATCTTCCGTTACTATAATGTGGTCGAGCAAAGCTATATCTAACAAATCACAAGCACTCTTTAGTTGCTTAGTTTGTTCTCTGTCATTTTTACTAGGTTGCTTAGCCCCACTTGGATGATTGTGTGCTATGATTATAGCAGTGCAATTACCAACCAACGCTTTCTTAAGTATTAATCTTTTGTCAACAAGAGTACCTGTAATACCACCGATGTGCATTATCTCAGTCCATAATACTTTGTGCGCTCTATTAAGATAGGCTACTAAGAATAACTCTCTCTCGTGAACCTCTTTACCTATAAAATCTTTGAACATCTTATAAGCATCTCTACTGCTTCTGATATGTAACTCTTTAGTTACATCAGCGGGTTTGTAATCTACTACCGCTTCTCCGATAAATACTTTCTTTAATTCCATAAACTATTTAATTTAAATTGGCTGTCTGCCGTTGAACTCCATTCAAGGTAGGGCGAAATTTCTTCCCTTTTTACATTGAAAAGAATTTTGTTTGTACTACGTACAAACTAAAATTCTTCTCAATGTAGATTCTCAGTACCACCCATAGTAGTACAAGTCCCCATCTTTTATATCTCCATCAGATAGTATAGGGGTTATATCTCTTACTGTATCTTCTAACTTATTAAAGTACCATTCATCATACTCAGTACTACCAAAGAAGAAGCCATTAGTAGTAGGTAATAACTCATCAGCCCTACTCCTATCTTCCAATACCATAGTACATCTATCTAGTAGCATACCTAACATATCCTTAGTAACCTCAATAGACTCACAGCTATCATACTGCTCATTAAAATCAGTAAAGAATTTATGTATAGCATTAGCCTTTCTCCAATATACCAACTCAATGTCAGTATCTTCTATGTGTTCTTCTTTTCTAATTCTCTGCATTAGATACATATCCAATCCCATAACTCTATTTATTTATTCATTATACAACTCAGCTTGTAAGTCAAAGAACATATCATACTTAGACTCATCAGACCAAAACTCTTTACTTAACGATAGGCTACCCATAGTCCTATGAGCTACCTTATTACGACTCGGTACCTCATTACCCCAGTAATCATAGTGTGATTTTAATGGTAAATAACACACACCATTACTTAGATAACTCATACACTTTCTACCTATACTACCTTCCATCTTCCAAGCCATACCTGTATTGATTAGATCTTGATAGTAGTCTACACCATACTGCTCTTGCAGTTCATTTATATCTCTTATCTTCATTACTTAACTGATTCTGTTATTATACCACCAAAATCTTTAGCATACTTCTCCAATGAAGGATAGATGTAGCTATATAATTCCTCACCATACACTACACCTATTACCTCAGCATTATTACCTCGCTCTAGATATATAGTTATTTCTTCTTGCTCAAAGCTTAAAAATGATTTAGACATACAACATCTTACCTTTATTAATTACTTTATCAGATGAATCAGTAATAACTACATCTTCATAACCATCTGCAACCCATTGCATATATATATTCCAAGCAACATCGAAAGACTCTACTCTTTCTGCATCTAGAATACCACCTACCCAAACGTTATAATATTTCTCCATAACCCTATTAACTATTAATTATCTTTAACAATACATCTCGTATCTCATCTACCTGAGCCTTACTCTTAGCCTTTTGATACTTACCTCTTACCGGATCTATAGTATTAGCTCGTCTAACTTGGCTTACTCTATGACCTATACTAGGTGTACTTACCACCTCAACCTTACTATCTCTATTGTAGTCCTGTCGTTTAATATAGTCTTTGACTCTATTATCAACATTTGCATCAGCCGATGAGACTGAATTAATTATCTTATTCCAATTTGCAATCATAATACTGGGTATTAAAAAAAAATAAAAGAGTCCCCGAAGGGACTCTCTTTGTCTTACTTGATAGTATCTGCTATCTCAATGGCGTGAAGGATACCCTCAGCGCTACTCTTTAGAGTAGCTATCATAGCATCAAGCTTAGCTTGATTGTTAGACCTCCCGTTCTTACTCACCTCCGGTGAGTATTTAGAGGTTTCAGCCGAAGCAACCTTTGGTTGCTTATTACTAGCCTTCTTCGAAGGCTTAGTATCTTTGACATTGTCGCCGAACAGCTTTTCTTTTAAAGAAGCATCTGCTTCTTTAAAGAGTTTAATCTCAGCTTCGCTGAGGTTGTCGTTCCAGATTAACAAGTTCTTGAACTTGTTGTAGTAGAAAAATCTAGCCTGTTTCAAAGAAACAGCATTGTTGATTTGGTTGACTCTGAAGTCAACAGTGTCTGTGAATGAATACTTTTGATTCTTCATAAAACTTGGTATTTTGGTGTCCGACTTCGGTGTCGAACATTCCAAATGAGCAACAAAATTTCGAGAAAAAAAAATTGGATTTGGTGAAAAATATCCCTTTAGGGGATATTATTTCAGAAGGCAAAAATCGGGGCTGAAGCCTCGTGTAGTATCTCAGTAGGGTAGTAAGGGATTTAATCTCTAGGGTTTAGGGGAGGGGATTGATAGCGAGGTCTGTAAGACCGAGCAAGATTCATAGCTCTAACTCTAAGCCTAGTTAAAACCCAAAAAGTTTTACAACAACCTAGAGAGGGGGAAGGGGTGGGGTTAGATAATCCATTTGGGTTAGGAAACTAAACCGTGCCTTATAGTATATAATCCCCCAATTCTGCATTACTGATCCAAAAAATAAAAGCCTGTGTATTCTGACACTTAAAGTGATACTTTAACTGTGTGGTGTTAAGATGGTAATTTGGAATCGGAAGGGGCACAGAAAGACCGACTCCTTGTCGGAAGGATATGATGCGCCTGTGATGTCAATCTTCTAAGAGATTGGAAGTGAGCGGTGGGGCGTTTTGGGAAGCCCACCGCAGTAGACTCGGAGTGAGTGTGAAGAGGACTAATGATGATGTCATTAGTCTTTGGTATACTAACTAAGTACTTAGCGAAGTTACAACTTTTTTTTGACATAGTCAAGTACTTAAAGTGATACTTTAACTAGGAGACGGTCTGTTAGATAGTTGTATCTTTGCATATATAAATACTTAATTATGAAGTTCTTAGAGATTTTTAAAGACAGCAACGATTGGAATGAGAAGACCATTATTGGGTTCTTGTCATTTGCAGTAATGGTATTGGTTATGTTGGCTGATGTTCTTACCGGAGCATTTGGTAGTGACTTACCGATCAATGAGTTCACGTACAATTCATTTGTGATTGTCACGTTGGGGAGTTTCGGTATTGCAGGGTTGGAGAAGTTTGCTAAAAAATGAAATGGCTGGGAAGGTTAACTCTACTGCTCTTATTAACGAGTTGCAGCGCTCAATGGCACTTAAAGAAAGCGGTGTTGAAAGATCCTACAATTCTGGAAAAAGACACGCTGGTTGTGACGGACACGGTTGTAAGCCCACCTGTGGCTATCACGGATACTGTGACTTTGAAGCAACACGATACTATTACTCTAGTGAAGGACAGGCTAAAGGTGAAGATTGTAAAGGTGAACGACACGATTACTATAGACGCCATATGCGACTCGGATACGATTATTAGCGTTGTAGAAGTCCCTTACGAGAAGATTGTATACGTAGAAAAGGCTACGTTGTGGGATAAGTTTAAAGATTTAATACTTGCAGCGGGTGTTTTGCTTGGCTGTTTAATGATTGTGTGGAGATGGTGGCGCTCATAGTTCTATTATTATTGATTATCTTTGCTTTCGTAACACACTATTACTTAAGCGATTACGATTATGCATCTATCAAAGAACCTTTTGCTTGCGGAAGTGACGAAGTCTGCTACTGCGATAAAGCGAGGGATTGCAAACGAGCCGACCATAGAGCATCTTGAGAACCTAAAGGCTATTGCCGAGAAGGTTTTTCAACCGCTACGTGAGGAGTTTATGTGTCCTATCGCTGTAACCTCTGGGTATAGAAGCAAAGATCTAAATGATGCTATCGGGGGAAGTAGCCGTAGCCAGCATTGCCACGGTGAAGCTTTAGATTTAGATGCTGACGTGTACGGTGTAATTACCAATGCAGACATTTTCCACTACATAGAAGACAACTTGGACTTTGATCAGTTGATCTGGGAGTTTGGGGATGATGAGCAGCCAGCTTGGGTTCACGTATCGTACCGTAGAAATGGAGGAAACAGACGAGCGAAGCTAAAGGCTATTAAGAAAGACGGTAAAACAATGTACCAACACATCTAATGGGTAGGAGCGCAGAATACTATAAGAAGAATCCTGAGTCTAGAGCTAAGAAGAAGAAGTACGATAAGAAGTACCATTCTACTGAGGAGCGTAAGAAGTATAGAGCTTTCTTAAACAAGATGAGACGCAAAGCCGGGAAATATGGTAATGGTGATGGTATGGATTACGACCACGATGAAAAACGATTTATAACAGCAAAAAGAAATAGAGCTAAAAAATGAAGCCAAAAAAAGGAAAGAAGGGTTTTGAAGGATACAAAAAAGTAGCTTCTTCAAAAAGCTTAAACACTCTAGCAGCTCAGAAAAGAGTAGTGAGTAGAGAAAACCCTAAAGCAGAGTACAAGTTCACTAAAGATGCGGAAGGCAATACTAATATGTACGCTAAGTATAAAAAAGGTGGACCTATCAAGGGTAAGACAGTAACCAAGGAGATGGTGGACAAGGAGTTCGCTCACAACTTTGAGGTTAATGCTAACCTTACCAATAATATGGCTAAGCAAGCTTCTACAGGTCTTAAGAAAAATGGTTTCCCAATGAAGCCTGCAAACGTTAAGGCACTTAAAGAGCAAGTAAAAAAGCGTAAAGAAAAAGAAGGTAAGGCAAAACCTAACTACAAGTACGTAGGCACTAAGGTTCCTACTGGTCCAACACCTCGATTTAAGAAAGGTGGTAAGATGGAGTACGGCTACGGTGGCAAGATGAAGAAGTACTTGAAAGGCGGTCAGGTAAAGCTTGACGCTAACAAGGACGGAAAGATCACTGGTCAGGACTTCAAAATGCTACGTAAGAAGTAATGAAGGCATCACGCAAAAAAGTAATGGTAGAAGCTCCCTCTGGATATCACTGGATGTCCGAAGGGGGGCGCTACTATCTAATGCCACACAAAGGGAAGTTTGTCCCGCATAAAGGAGCATCGCTAAAAGCACCGTTCAAGGTTAAGGCTAAACATTAATCTGCTCCTCACCCTCTAATTTTCTGTAAAAACGCTGGACCAAGAGTCTAGCTTTCTGCGTCAGAGCATATCGCACCTTATAACTATACCGAGTCTCCTTAAACATAGCCGCTTGATGAGTGGTTGGAGTCAGTCTGTCAAAGTACTTGTAGATATATTCGTCTTTTGCAAGGGGATATATGATCTTCTCCCCCATCCCTAGCTTGTTATAGAAGAAAGATTCGGATATATGGTCCAAAGTAAAGAACTGGTAGTCGTAAGCGAACAACAAAAACCGCATCCTAGCCTCCGTAACCCCATAATTTTTTACAATATCCCTCATTACAAGTGGATAATACTTTAAATAGCTCTTGTTTAGGGTCTTCTCATCCCTATATTTAAATTCTCTAAACTTAGCTCTTAGATTCCGCTTTCTCATTTTTACTAAATTTGCATTGTATACAAAATTAAGCAAATGGCAACTCTTTCTGGAAATAAAGTAAAGGATACCTACTCTTCCCTTTTAAAATTAGAGTCTAATGGTTTAACAACAACGCTAAAAACAGTAGAAGATGGGGCAGGAACGGACTCTGCACTCAAATTATCTACAGATACCGTTGAGGTAAACGGCACACTGTCTTTTACTACTGCACCAACAACAACATCATCTGAACTTACTGGTTTATTTATTGATGAAAATAATAACGTAGTAAAAAGAGATTTAAATAGCAGTGCTTTTTCAGCATCTTCAGGTGTGTTTGAAGAAGTGTTTGTTGGAAAGAATACCTCAGCGCACAGCTTAGCAAATGCCAACGACTCTGATATTGTAGCCTTTAGTAATCCGACCAATACTGTTGACTCTACTAGTTTCCACTTCGGTAACTCTCCAGCGCAACTAGAGCTAGACTCAACAAACGGTGAATACATCGAAAACATTACTACTGAGTCTTTCCCTGTTTTTATAGATATGTCTGCTGTTACAGAGGTGACATCTAACAATTCAAGTATTACGTATACTCTACAGAAATGGAACGGCACTGCTTGGAATAATGTATCTGGATTCACAAGAACAAAAGCAACTACAGGAACATTCGTTGATTCTTTCTGGGGTATCTATATGTTGGGAGCAGACGAAAGATTTAGAATTCAAGTTTCTTCTACTACTGGAAACATTGCATTATCTGCGCAATCGCAGTTTAAGTTCGTTGTAAAAGAAACTGGTGATATATTATCATAATGACTGAAAGACAAAAAGACTGTATTGTTGAGATTCAAGAAATGATACTAGCTATAAACGCTATAGTGAAGAAATACGACTTGGAAGATGAGTTTATATCTTGCTTAGCTGTAGGTTTTATAGATATGAAAACAGCATACGAAGACGAAAACGGTGACGAGCGTGCTAGTATGAGCCTGTTGTCATCATTTTCAGTATCTGATGAGGATGAACTTGATGACTTGCTTTCTTATTGTGTAGAAGCTTACCGTTTGGAAAAAGAAGATCAAGAACCAGATACATCGAATATAGATTATTGGATAAACTTAGCGAGAGGGGACAACAATGTAAACTAAACCCCTGTTTGCTTTACATAATTAAATTAAAATGATTAGAAAAATTGTTATCGGGCGTGACCCGAAAGACGCAATGGCGTACTATGTAGGTATGCGTGCAGGCGCTGGAAAAGTAAGCGCAATCATAGAAGACGAGTCTCATTTACATAAGTTCTCGAAAAAACGGTATCTCATCTACATAGAAAATGAAGAAGGCACTATGCTTTGGAAAGCTGTAGACGATATGCCTTGTATTCTAGAGTACGATCTTAAATTCGACTAGTATGAAGCCTCTGCATCAGTTTCTTGTAAAACTCCCTAAAAAATTTAAAGACGAGATAAAGTTGTCCGAAGAGACAACTATAAAACTTGTAACTAAATTCAATGAGTTTGAACACAGGTTTAATTATGGTGAGATATTAGCGTGTCCAAAGGACTGTCCTCTAGACAGCTGTAAGGGGGGTACATTGTATTTCCACCACCACGTAGTAATGGAAAAAGTATATGACCTCGGAGAAGATACATATTTGGTTAATTATGACTCCTTGGGAGGATATGGAAACCACGCTATCGCATACGAAGATGAAGATGGTGATATTACTATGCTTGGGGATTGGTGTTTTGTTTTACCCCCAGATAAGCCGGAAGAGGAAACAAGTTCTTCTGGCATCGTTCTTAGCCTCGCAAAAGAACCTGAGCTGGAGGGAGAGCTACTCTGCCTACCCCCAGATTCAGAGTGGATTGGAGCGAAGCCTGGTGATATGGTGGGTTACACAAAAAACTCTGAATACGAAATGGAGCTTAAAGACGGTACTAAGGTTTATCGTATGAGAACAACTGAATTAGTGTATGTCAAAGAAGCGTAAATTTACCACAGAAGAAGCCTCAACAAGACTGCTTTCCTCAATGGAGGTGGCAATCAATAATATGATTGAGGAGATTAAGAAACCAGTTGATGGTGAGCTTTCTGGATCACAGCGCAAGGCTGAGCTACAGAGTATAAAGCAGACTGCTGTTGACGCAAAAGAATTGCTGATTGAGTACCAACGACTTGAACAAATGGTCAAAGAACTCCGAGAAACAGGAGGGATTGAAGAAGAACAAGACTACTCAGGAGGCTTCGCAGAGAAGTTCTCAAAGTAGTCAAGTCTTCATCTACTGGGATTATTAATGCCAGTAAGCGTGAGAGTGGATGGCGGTGATGTCACATCCGTGGTGTGGACAAGATGACTGAACCGCTACACTCGTGCTTGAAGCACAAGCTGTAAACAAACACGCAGCTAGAAATACTAGTAGTTTTTTCATAAGCTGTAATGTTAAGTTAATGTAAATATAGCAAAATATAATGAAATGGCGGGTCTTAAGCAGGTTAAAGAGTATGAAGAGTACGTTGTCAACATATGTCCCAACGATACGTCTGGTGAGGTTATCGAGATCGGTGACCTTCTCATTCAGCTTCCCAAAGCTCCAGAAGACGAGGAAATCCTCAATTATGGACGGATGGTGGATATGCAAATGTGGCAAAGACTTCCTGTGCCAGAAGAGCTGCGTAGGATTCGCAGTATGGATGAGTGGTACGAGATGCCCTCGGAATTTAAGAAGCGCTTCTCTCCATACATCGAAGAGGAGTTTAAGCGTAGGCGTGAAGGCGTTTGGTTTTTCAATAATGGTGAGCGCATCTATATTACCGGCAGACATTATATGATGCTACAGTGGTCGAAGCTAGATATCGGCTACGGCTACTACTTAGAGTTTCAGAGAAGACTTTTCCTTCATTTTGCAGCGTGCGAGGCAGACCCACGCTCTATGGGTCAGATGTACACCAAGTGTAGACGTTCGGGATACACAAATATGTCAGCATCTATTCTTGTAGATGAGGGAACACAGGTCAAGGATAAACTTCTTGGAATTCAGTCTAAGACCGGTAAGGATGCTCAGGAAAACATCTTTATGAAAAAGGTAGTGCCTATGTTTAAGAGCTATCCATTCTTTTTCAAGCCTATACAGGACGGTACTACAAACCCACGTATGGAGCTAGCCTTCCGTGAGCCTTCAAAGCGTATTACTAAGAAGAACAAAACTTCTATGAAGGGGGAGGCTCTGAATACCATCATCAACTGGAAAAACACCACGAACAACGCATACGATGGTGAGAAACTTCATATGATGTATCTCGATGAAAGCGGTAAGTGGGAGAAGCCCACCGACATACGTGAGGCTTGGCGAATAGAAAGAACTTGTTTAATTGTTGGTCGTAAGATTATCGGTAAGTGTCTTATGGGTAGCACAGTAAATCCAATGGACAAAGGTGGAAAACAATACAAAGAACTTTGGCGTGACTCAGACCCCAACGACAGAAACGCAAACGGAAGAACAAAGACTGGCTTATATAGACTATTTATACCAGCCTACGAAGCCCTGGAGGGTTTCTTTGACGAGTATGGAAACCCCATCGTGGAAGACCCTGATAAGCCGGTTAAGACGATTGATGGGGACTACGTGGACATCGGTGCGAAGACGTACCTCAAAAACGAAAGAGATGCGTTAAAGCACGATGCAAGAGAACTCAACGAATATGTACGACAGTTCCCGTTCACGGTTGATGAGGCTATGCGGGATAGTATTGAAGGCTCTACGTTTAACATTGGAAAGATATACGAACAAATAGAATACAATCAAGAGCTTTACCCCAATCCGGTAGTACAAGGAAACTTTAGCTGGAAGGACGGTGTTAATGATAAAGAGGTTGTGTTCAATCCTAATCCACAGGGAAGATGGAAAGTTGCTTGGATGCCCAAACCTGAGGATAGAAATAAATATAAAATACAATATGGAAAGAAAGTTCCTGCGAATGATCATATTGGTGTTGGCGGTGTCGATAGCTATGACCTGGACAGCACAACTGATAATAGAGGCTCGAAAGGGGCTTGTCATCTCTACAATAAATTTAGTCTCGCTGCTCCTGCCAATATGTTTGTTGCTGAATACGCTTCTCGCCCTCCTTTGGCACGAATCTTCTACGAAGACGTATTGATGGCTGCCGTGTTCTACGGCTACCCATTATTGATA